ATGCAGGGCCAGCTAGTTTTGATGAGCCCGCTCACCCGTTCAATGGCGGGCCACATGGCTTTCCGCTATCATCGCCAAACCCCTGCAAAACAAGAGAAAATTTACGAAACCATGAAAAGAACAAGGACTGTGCAAACCGATCTGTTTGAGACCAAAAGCAAAACGGGAAGGGTCTACGAGATAACTGAACAATCCACTTTGGCCACGACCAATGTTTTGGAGAATTCGAATTCAGGTTGGATGGTAGAAACGAAAAACTACAAGGTCAGAAGTGGCGGCTTCGCGGAAAAACTCAGCGAAAACGAGTTTCACATTTTTGCATCTGGGGAGAACGCCACTAGGATTTGACTGCTAAACGAGCGCTCCCTTCAGAAAGCACGATCATCTCAATCGAAATGGCTGACGCCGGTGGCCTTTACGAACTCGCGCCGCTTAAGCCCATGTCTACGGAGCTAGTAGGGGCGATTCACTAATCTAGGCCTATTATTCATGGCTCCCCATTCTTTTCACAGCCTGGTTCGTTTTCCGCTCATAGCGACAGGCAGACATCGGCCCAAAAAAAGTCCCAGGCCATCGCTCAAAACTAGTTCTCTACGTTGAAAGGTCTGCTACCGATCGCGCGTAGGCAGCCGTTGCAATTCCAATCAATGTGTTGCGCTCTGATCTATCAATAATTCCTCGGCATCGATAATCGTCAGCAAGCTTCAGCAATTCATAATATTGCTTTTCCGCATCCATCTTCATATCGGAATCCGTCAACAGTTCGTGCCATTTGGCATAGGCCAACATTTTCGCTTCGCTGTACATGACCGCATTCTCCCGCCTTTTATTCAGTAGAGGACGCCGGCGAAAGCTCGTTCATTGCGGTGGACGAATGGCGCTGCTTTTGCCCCGGTCGACACTCCGTCTTTTTCTCGGAATTTTGATGAAGCCGCTTACTCATAGCTCATAAGGAAGGCAAAAGGCGTATAGCGACAAAAAATGATCCGAGCGACCTCACAATGAAGATCCGAGCCACTGTCATTTGCGAGAGAGATAGGCACGTTTTGCTGGTGCGCAAGCCGGCGTCAAAATGGGCGCTGCCTGGAGGAAAAGTAGAGATTGGCGAAGCTATTGCGGGGGCAGCTGCTCGAGAACTCCAGGAAGAGACGGGACTAAACGCTGAACAGCTCTTGTACATGTTTGAGCTTGAAGCAGGACGTACCCACCACCACGTTTTTGAAGCCGTCGTCTTCCAAGCAGAAAAGGCGACACCACAAAACGAAATCGTCGAGTGTTCCTGGTATGCGCTGAGCATGCTGCATGATCTGGACACCAGCGCTGCTACGCAATCTATCCTTCGGTCATTCCTGCGTCGTCTTTAATCGCTAAAAAAAATCGGTTGCCTGCATTGTTGGGTCGCAAAATATCGATTTTTTGAATATAATTTCTTTGATAAGCCCTGTTGATCGTACGGTCTGAATTTAGAGAACCGAACCCCTTCTTATCGGGTCGGAGGCCGCTTCCGGCCAGCAAATTCGATGTTTTAGCGTTTTCCACAAGGCGTTACACGGCCTACAGCGGCCTGGAAATTGCCCTAAGCCTTGCTGAGTGGACATCTTTCTCGCAAAAATCTACTCCAGCGATGGATTGGACAGACTTGCTCTCCAAATCCAACAATCCGTAGTCTTTATCCACATAAAAATTCGAACGCACCATTTTTGTACCATCTTGATGGCAAAACGCGATCAGCGTTTGGCGCCTGCTCTGCCAAACTGGTATAGAATCTTCCCTAACCTTTTGCTCCTTTTTAGCCATAGCGGCTTAAGGTTCATTTACAGTTATATTAAAAAATGCAGCCTTTTTCAACGGAGCTACTAATGTCTGCAAAAGTATCGAAGAAATTCAATAAAAAGTTCGAAATAAATGAAGAAGGATTAAGGCGAATCCATTCAGACATAAGAAAAAGATTGCCCACAGAAAAACAAAAAGACATCATATTCGAAGTATTCCGGGAGGACTCTCTTGTATATCGAACAAGCGAATTAGATCGAGTACTTTCCGAAAACAATGACTCAACCCAAAAAATAATCTCCATAAACATTGAATATATTGACGAAAGCCTAGATATACAGCTCACATTTCACGTCGAAGACGGATCAAAGCTTTCCGTAAAAGGTGAAGACCGAGATACTGTTTTCCTAATCTCCTCGGAATTAGGAGAGTATATCCAGAAAGAAGTGTCTTTTTTATCCGGCGCAAGCTGGATGGGCAAGGCGCTCATCGCATGTGTAGCTCTGGGGGTTCTTCTATTTATTTTTAGTAGCTCTATGAAATCGAACGCCGGACCCGATATATCAGAAGCACTTTCCGCCGCATTAAAAAGTACAGACACAAACGAAAAACTCAACTACATAATCAATAACATCAAAAATAAGCAAACCCCAGAACCACGCGCAGATACAATCTTAGCATTGATAGTACCGTTAGTAGCGTTTTTTATGTTTCCATATTCAAGCGCTATACGTTATTTTTTTCCCGGAAATATCTTCTTAATTGGCAAACAGATAAACATCATCAACAACAGGAGAGGTTTCGTTAGAAATATATTCTGGTGCGGAATTGTTGCACTGGCGATAGCTATGGCCACGGGATATTATTTTTTCTGGCTCTCAAAATAAAATAGCGATTAGCAACAACTTTAGTGCCCACTTTAACCTACTTGTTCGTAAATTGATGAAACTTCAATAAAAGCCGTCGCCCCCTCGTTTGTAGTTTCCCAAGCTGATAACGAGGGTTCGATCCCCTTCACCCCTTACTGGAAAGACTTTTCCGCTGGGTTGGAAATTTGTAAACAATTGCAGACTTCAGAAAGGAACCCCCGCAAAATGCTATCAATAGATCCGGTGTCGCTGGGAAGGTTGGCTATCTACCTCAGCCAGGTCGACGTCGCAGACCAAGCAAGATCTGATGCGTTGTCAGCGCTGGAGGCTGCCGCCTCGAAGAAGAATAACGAGCCGTCGCGGCTTTCCTGCCTTGAGACCTTGCGCGCGTCCTCCGAGGCATACGATGGCGCGCTGATTGATTTGGCCGAAGAAGTGCGTTTGGCGCTCTACGGCCCTCCCGATGACGACGAAGAATTCGGCGATCACGCGAGGGCGCCGCGTTACGATGAGGTGTAGTGACGCGTTACCGTAACGAATAGAAAGGAACCTATACCATGATGATCGAACTATCCCCAGCGCTGCTATCGAGCCTGGACCGCGTCAATGAGTTGCACCTGGAAGGCCTTAAAGAGGACGACCACCTAAAGGCCAAGCGGCTATTTGAGGATCGCGGCCGAGAGCTGGCATTCCTGCTGCTGGGACTCACTAAGGCCATAGAGGAGCAACGTGATGCAGCGGGCCAGTAACGCTTAACGACCTGAAAGGAGACCCCCGCCGTGGCGATGGCGATGGCGATGGCGATGGCGATACACCGCCATGGCCATCCGGCACACAAGGAGCAAGTATGGATTTCAAGACGTCGCCGAAGTCATTACTGCGGTCGCTATGACCCCTTGCCGGGCAAAAAGAGCAGCGCCGAAGTTCTCAAGGATGCTGGGCTGTAAGCGCGTTGCCCATAACGCGTAATATGTGAAATCGGGGGTACACCTTTGCACTAGGGTGGCTCCCTTTTTCGTTGGCTACGGCTACCACTACCCCCTAGACTGGTCTATCAGACCACCGGCACTGGTTTTTCGCAGAACCGGCCACCCACTTGAAAAGGACGCCCCCGTGTACGAGCCATTGACCGATCCTGTCGCCATCGCCTCGGCCAATCAGTTTTTTAATGACCTGATCGCCCTGGCGGACTTTGACGCGCAGTTGCCTTTGCTGAGGCCCCAAGTCGAAGACTTTCGTTTTGAGGCTCTGACCCATGCGGGCATGCTGAGTACACAAAACCAGCTGCGCGGCTTCATGTGGGGGTTGATTGTGGCCGGAGCACTGACGCCTGAGCAGGGCCACGAATTTAGCCAGCGTCTGGACGTAGGCCGCCAAGCAGGATGGTTGTAATGAACGCCTTGGACCGTAACGCTGCGCGGTACCGGCTGGACGACAGCCTCAACGCCTGGTCCATCAAATGGGTGTTGGACGCTAACGCGGTCATGTGCGCCTGCTGTAGTGCCGGGCAGTGCGCACGGGACGCAGAGCAACCGTTCCGGCATGTCGCCGGCTGCCGCCTGGACAGCGACTTTACTAAGTACCCCTGGCGTGAGCTGGCGGATCTGCTACGCGAACTGCCGCCGGTGCCGGCATGATTGGCAGGCCATTCAGATAGAAAGATGTTTTGCGCGCCCAGGTGGAGCAGCACGCGGTGCGTGAATGCATGGTGACCAAGGTCTACAGCGGGCCAGCCTGGGGCTTGTCGATCCGCCTCGGCTGCAGCGGCTCGCGTTGGGTACCGGTGCGTTCACGGCGGGAGAATGTGCATACGTGGGGCAAGTTTGACCGCCGTGGGAAGTTTTGCTGACGGGATTGGGCTACGGGGGGTTACGGTCGAGCTGTGAGGCACCCGCCCGGCTAGAGATCGGCAAATTAACAAACAACTGTTCGTCGCCTCCCTCTCGCCGAATCATCTCGCCTAGATTACTGTACATAAAACCAGTATTCGTACAGTGATTCCCTTTCCATGAATTTCGCCCAGGCTAAAGCGCTGAGACTTCAGCAATGGTGCTCGACCCTCGACGACCATGCCTTTCGGATGCAGAACCCGGAAGCCCACCGGCAAACCCTCCACGCGATGAACACCACGTTGTTGGGCGAGGGATTGATCGATGTGCTCCAGCAGTTGGACATGAACGAGATGGCGAATGCGGCCTACTGGCACGCGGTGGAAGAACTGCACACGGCACCGGCCCGCTATTGCGGCGCGTCATCCTATGATGTTTTGCAGTGCGAAGGCCCCAAGCTCTTCGGCCGGATTTCGCGATCCATTTTCTACGCTGCAGGCTCACTTACCGACCGTACTCATTTTTCCTATGACGGCAAGATTTACCAGGATGCAACCGGGGCCAACTTGGTGTTTACCCCGTCCGGGGTGGTTGCGAGAATCACCGGGCTTACCTTGATCCTGCCCGATGGGCAACTGTACTGCCTTGTCGAAACAGGCCGGATGATCGAAGGCGTCGCGTTCGAGCCAATTGACGATCCGGATCTCTATCGCGCGCTGGTAGATACCGCTCAAATTGCTGAGGAATGCCGCGATTTGCGCGCCTACGAGCGACTGCGGCCGCTGCTTGACCTGGCCCGGTTCCGGATCTGTCCAACCTGCCAAGATCACTTCGATCCGCGTGAAGACTGCTCGACCTGCTCCGGTCGAGGGTTTGTAACGAAGTCTTTAATCACGGGTCTACCTTGAAGGCATACGAGGAGAAACCGACAATGTGCGGACGCCTTTCCCAGTACCGCGGCATTCACGACTTTGTCGCAGCGCTCAGTATCCCCAACGCCCTACTGAATTATGCCGGCGACCAACGTTTCGAGCGCTATAACGCCGCGCCGACCACTCAGCTCGCCCTCTTTCATCGTGATGGTGAATATCTGCGCGCTGACATGATCCGTTGGGGCTGGCGACCGCACTGGGCCAAAGATCGCGCCGCGCCGATCAACGCACGCGTGGAGAAGGTCGCCCACGGCCCGTTCTTTAAAGCCATCTGGCCACACCGGGCAATCATTGCGATAGACAACTGGTTTGAGTGGGTTTATGAAGGCGGTCCGAAGAAGCAGCCCTACTTGATACGTCATCGCGACCGGACACCCATCCTTTGTGCCGCGATCGGCCAATACCCCGTTGGCGAGCACGAGCCGGGTGAGCATGATGGCTTTGTCATCATTACTGCCGACAGCGCCGGCGGTATGGTCGACATCCATGACCGGCGGCCAGTCGCCCTGTCTCCGGAACTGGCCCGCGAATGGCTGGATCCGGCAACGCCCAAAGAACGCGCCGAGCAGATGGTGCTGCTCGAAGGTGAGCCAACCGAAGCTTTCGAGTGGTTCAAAGTGGATCGTGCGGTGGGTAACGTCAAAAATGAGGGACCAGCACTGATTCAACCTATCAGTGAGGTTATCAAGGGCGATCATGAGATCAATGGCTAGTTGATCGAAACCATTGATGCCAATCCCACTAGCCGGTCCTCTAACGCGGATTCGAAAATAACGTAAAGGTTTTCTGCGTCCCCTACCCGCAAGGCCCCCGCTGTCTCAAGACCCAGCACAAAACCTTCCGCTCTCGCCCCTGCTTTCACCGCCACAATCATCGAATCAGCACGGGCAATTTGTGCAAGTAAACGCTCGGTTTCACGTTTCATTTGAGCGCTTAACACAACATTGTCCATATGGGCCTCCGTCAACTAAACCAGTAAGTCACAAGGAGTACCACGGAAACCCAAGCAGCGGTCATTAGGATTGCGAGCCCAGCCAGTAGCTTGTCCATGTGCGGTCAGCTGCGAAGAAAAGACCAAGGATGGATGATGTGGTGGCCTCTAACAAGAATAGCGCGAGGCCATCACAACGTAGCACCAGATAGCTATAAAACCCGCCTCACTTAAAACAGTCCTCCTAAAGCAGCGGGCTCCCAATTCGTAATCACTAGTTCACCGCTAACCTCAGCTTTTCCTTGCCGCTGATTGGTGTTGCAGTAACGGATGTCCAGCGTCTCGAAGTGAAAGCCTTCAAAGACCCGGCGGATGTCCGGGTGATCGTTGATGCTGACCATGACCTTGCCCTTGCAGCGGCGCATAAAGTCGGCCATCCGTTCATAGTTCTCGAAGGGAAAGTCCACCCCATAGCCGGCGGTCTGCCAATAAGGCGGGTCCATGTAATGGAACGTATGGGCGCGGTCATAACGCTCCGCGCATTCCAGCCACGGCAGATTTTCGACGTAGGTGCCGGATAGACGCTGCCAGGCAGCCGAAAGGTTTTCCTCAATCCGTAGCAGGTTGATGGCCGGGCCGGTGGTGGCGGTACCAAACGTCTGTCCAGTGACTTTGCCGGCGAAGGCATGGTGCTGCAGGTAGAAAAATCGAGCGGCACGTTGGATATCGGTAAGGGTTTCGGGGCGAGTCATCTTCTGCCATTCGAATACTTGCCTGGAGCTGAGCGCCCATTTGAACTGACGCACGAATTCTTCCAGATGGTTTTGCACGACGCGGTACAGCGTCACCAGGTCGCCGTTAATGTCGTTGAGGACTTCGACCGGCGCAGCCTGGGGGCGCATGAAGTAGAGCGCGGCACCGCCGGCAAAGACTTCGACGTAGCATTCGTGCGGCGGAAAAAGCGGAATGAGGCGGTCGGCCAGGCGGCGTTTGCCGCCCATCCAAGGGATGATAGGTGTGGACATTGAGAGCAAGACCTTTACTGTATGGATGAACAGGTGCTAGGCTCGCCGCGCTTTGTGCACGGAGCAAGAGCCTTGGCTGGACTTGCAGGGACCATCTGCAGGGACAGCGGCCGGGTCGGATGTTGACGCATCCGGCCCGGTCGCTCTTTTTTCACTTCGGTGTTGAGACTTCTTTGGCGTAGGCCTGACAGGCCGCCAGCGCAATCATTCCGGCATCGCCGTCATCGGTGATGCCGATAATTCGTTGCGCATGCGCTGGCTCAAGTTCGGCTCTTGCGGTGCCATGAACCACGCCGCCGGCGCCGGCGGTGGCTGACAATGGCCCATCACCACTGGCGGGGTAGCCGCTGGCGAGTAGGACTGACAGCCGTAGGTCGCCAGTAGCCAGACGATCACGCAAGTGTTTCTGAAGTGTTTGTGCACGCTGTAATTCCTGGTAGTGGTTTTCGTCGTTAGTCTGCAGCCGAGCCTCGAGCGCGCCGTGCTCGGCCTTCTGCTGTTCTAGCTGGCCCACCACCGCCGCCAGTTCCTGGCTGTGCTGCTCGGCGGTCTTCTTGGCCTCTTTAGCCAGCGCCTGGCCATAACGCCAGTCCTGCACCTGCCAGGCGCCGCCGGCACCCAAACCGACCAGCAGCACCAGGGCGAGCACCAGAGCCAATGCCCGATAGCCGACGGGTATCCAGTCGATCAGGCGCATAACACCGCCTTGGCCTTGGCCCACAGCTCGCGACGTTCGGCCCGGCCATTGCCGCCGCCGTTTATCACGCTGCTGATGCCGTCGAACAGCCCGAGGTCGGCCTTCTCGCTCAAATTGCGATCCCACCAGAACCAGGCCGCCGACAGCGCCGCGTATTCCGCTTGCTCCAGCAGCTCGGGTTGATTGACCAGGGGCAGACCCAGGGCCTTGCCGCACAGCCGGTAGTTGTCGCGAAAGGTGATGCCGATCAGGCCGCGCGCGCGGTACTTGTAGCCGTCGCCGGACGCCTCGGGGCCGTTACCGTAACGCCCGCCATACACCCGGTTGGCCAGCTTTTCCGAATTGCGCAGATAGCCCTTAGCAAACTCGACCTCGGCCAGCTCGACGCGACCATTGTGGTTCAGGTCGAAGCCATACTTGAACAACTGCGCAACCCGCTCGGCGTCCTTGTAGTACAGGCTTTCCGACAACTTGGTCAGCTGCGCCGACTCGTGGCCGATCTGCGCCAGAAACGCCGCCTGACGCGCCCGGGTGTTGATATCAAAGCGAGCCATGGCGCGGTTGAGCGCCGGCAGAAAGACACCGACCACCGGCCGGCAGTTGGGCAGGATGGCCAGCAGGTGTTGTTGGGTCAGCGGGAGGTAAGCCAT